CAAATTTACTTCTTCGTAAATTATCATTTATATAATAACAATTATTAGGTTGTATAGTAGTAACTACAGTTTCATCAAAACCATATGAAGTCAATGCTTCAATTCTATCTATTAGTAATTTTAATTTTGCAAATTCAGAATCAGCACACTTATTTCCACTAGCATATAAGTCAGCAACTTTAACTGCTAACTCACTAGAGCATTTTAATGCATTTGTTAATACTAAATTTAAATTAGTTTCTGTCATATTTAAGCAGTAAAATAATTAACACCTTCTAAATAATAATTATAATTTTCAAGAGTAGGATTTTTACCTTCAGAATAAATTATATAAGCATAACCATCTGTATCTATTTTAAGTATTACTTGTTGTAAATTATTAGGAATAACAACTGATGTAGTTCCAGGTAAATCAAATATAATATTAAAATATAAAGTTTCATGTGGAATACAATTAGAATTTAATATAAATACAATGTATGTATTACCTAATGTTAAATCTGGTACTGAAGCTGAAATACTATTATCCCAATACATTTTACCTTTTATAAAAACTTGATTAGTAATTGTATTTTTATAAGTTTTTAATTGAGAAGTAACTAATCCAAAAACACCTAAAGTCCCTTCAGTAACACTATATTCTATTAAACTTCCACCACTAGTACCATCTTGAGCTATAATTTCCCAAGAGTCACCATCCCAAATATAACTTTTACCTAAAGTAGTATTATAATATCCCCAATTTAAACTAGGAGATGTTGGTGCAGAAGATAAACTACCTTGCCATACTATACTAACACCATTAGTTCCATTAGTTCCAGGTATTCCTTGTGGACCTGTAGCACCAGTTGGACCAGTAGCACCTACGTTACCTTGTAGACCTTGAATACCCTGAATACCTTGTATTCCTTGAGGACCTTGAGGACCTGGTAAACCACTAGGTATTGTTAATGAATCACAATCTATACACATGTTATTAATTTTTAAAATTGTCTTATAGGGCGAATATACAAACCTTGGTCAGAATATTTATTTTCATAAAAAACAGTTCCATGAAAAAAGTTATAATAAAATGCAGCATATGAACTAGCTTCTGAACTACTCCAATAATAAATTATTGAAGTTGGTGTATCTACTCCTCCAAGTAATTGTGCACCAGATATTGTACTTAAAGTTTTATTTACATTAAATCTATTATTCCATAATAAACTTAATTCATCTACTGCTGGTAAATACCAATCAGTAAAACCATCTTTAGAATAAGCTAAACATGCATTAGCTGCACCAAATGTATTACCAACTTGTGAAACTATTGCATTACTATTAGATAAGCCATTCCAACTACTTTTTGCTGTTGGACCTATTTCAATTTGAGGAGCATCACTCCAATAATTTACTACAGAATTTACATGTTCAACAGATACTATTAAACCATGTTCTACATTTTGAGAATCTTTCCATAAGTGATACACTATACCTCCTCCAAAATGTTCACCAATATAATGAACAAATCCACCTTGAGGTCCTACAGGACCTTGTGGACCAGTTGCTCCAGTAGCTCCTGTTGCACCAATAGGAATAGTTAAAGTTTTACATTTATTACACATATATATAATATAATATTTTTTTTCCTTATTTGCAAGTTTTACAGTCAGAATTTATACAAAGTTTTGTAATTATTTTTTGCAACTTTGTAAAACTATTAACATCTGCACATTTTGCTGCATTTTTTAATGCTTGTAAAAAAGTCCAAGTTTTAGTATAATTTTTATAATCAACATCATCACAATTACAATCACAATCTAATAATGTTAAATTATTCAATTGTTCATTGACACAACATTCAGCATTACAATAAAATAATTGATATACAGTTCTTGATAAAGCAGGACCTGTACCAGTAACATCATATTTAAAAGTCCATTTACCATCTTCTAAATTAAGTAATCCTCCTAAGTCTGTAGATGTTAAATCATAATAATGACTTACATTATTAGTAGGAAATCCTTTTGAAGTTAAGTTTACTGTATAAACTACATTGCTAGGACTAGTAATTGTTAATATTGCTGAAGTATAACTTGACAAAGGATAATTTTGTCCACTACTACCATTACCATAACCTCCTGTATTAGTAGATGAATATATTCCTGTAGTTTCATAAAATCTAATTTGTGTACATCCATTAACTACACAACTATATAAATTTAAAGTTCCTGTTGTCATTTATTATTTATTTAATTTGTTTATAAAGTAAAGCCCCTGGAAACTTTTAAGGAAGAAAAACCAGGGGCTTATTATACTAATTAAGGCTTTAAAGTTTGATATACCAGAGTGGTATAATAAGTATTTAGATTAAGGATTAACCTAAATAAGGAAGATAAGGTCTAGCAGGTGTAGTTCCTAAGAAACTATTTAATTTCTCTCTTAATACACCATAAAGATTAGATTGAGAATTATAAGAATCATTTTCATTAATAGCAGGTACTGCAAATAAAAGAGCTTTACGAGATTTAGCTACAACATCTGCACCAGTAGTGAAAGTAGTATCATCAAATAACACATTGATTACATTATAGAAATAACGTACTTTAACTTCAAATCCACCACCAGTAGCTTGTGCAAAAGGAGTAGTTAATACTGCAGTAGTTGCATCTATTACATATTTAATTTCATAATTATAACCAGAAACAGTGATTAATTCACCTGGTCTAATAATACCTACTATAGAACCACTAAAACCAATTACATCAGAACCCAATGTTGCACCACTTGTAACAGCAAGTGCAGCAGATAAAGTTGGAGTAGCACTTACACCAAATTTAACTTGTTGAGCTGGCCATAATCTACGGTTAGAAAGACCTTCATATTGGTATTCAAAGTTTTCTTTATTGTAAATAGAGTTATAAGTTCCTGTACCAAAGCTATTAGCTAAGATTTGAGAACAAGCAGTAGTATCTTCAAAAGCTGAAGAATCATCTACAAATACATCAAAATATACACGGTTTTCTTTATAAGTAGAAGATTGGAATTGGTTAATATCTAAAGCTGTAATTTCTACACCGTAGTTAGTAGCTCCAGTTAAACCATAAGCTCCAGTACCATCACCTACAACAACTGCTTTAATTTGAGTTTTGTAAGCACCATTGTTAATCAAGTTTGCTGCTTGAGTAGCAATAGATAATTGAGTAGCATTACTAGAAGAAGTAAAGTTAGCTGTAAATCTTTCAGGTCTTTCAGAATATAAAGCTTTATCATTTTTAAATTTGATATAGAAACTATACAAAGAAGCTGGATTAACTGCAATAGAACCTGTACCTTTAGCACGGTTATATCCAATAGACCATACTTCACGTTGAGCAGGAGCATATTTTTCAGCAGTAGCACTGATTACACTTCTACCATTTACCCACATTGATTTTTTGAAAGATCCATCAGCATAAGTTAATGAAGCTTGAAAAGCTGGAGTAGTTTCTTCACTTGCAGTTTCAGAATATTGTTGTTCTAATATTTGTTGTTCGTAGTTAAACAAACCTAATTTTCCTGGTGTAAGTGTGTTTACTGTAGATTCTAATTCTTCTACATTACTTACGAATACGTTAGTTACTTTATGAATTGACATTGTTTTTTAAATTTTAAATTTATTATTTAAGATATTGATTTTTAAGATTAAAGATCTGCCATTGTAGCAAATACGTTAGTTCCACTTGCTGTAACTGCACCATCTAATGCTGCTTTTTGAGCTGCAGTAGGTACTAATAATTGTGCTGCTGCTAATTGAGTTTGTAAAGAATTTATAACTTCTATCATTTCATCAATTTTAGATGCATAAACCCTAGGATTTGTAATTTCTGCACCTAAAAAATATTTTGGTGCTACTTTAGTTATTGCCATTTTTTAAATTATTATTCGTTAGTATTATTAATTAAAGGATTAAATGTTTGAGACCTCTTACCTTCTATTCCTTCTAATGCTATTTTAACAGCTTCATCAATTATTTCACTATGCATGTGACTAGATAATTCAGAAGTAACATTTGTTGTTAAATCAATTTTATTAGGTTGTTTAATATATCTCATTCTATATTCAACTATTTGACAAGATGATATTAATTCAACTCTACCTTTTTCCATTAATCTAAGAACAATTACATCATCTGGTTTTCCAAAAGGGTCTTTAATCCTTTTAGAAAATTCAGAGTGATTTATTGGAATAACTTCAGCAAAACTATTAGTTGGTGATCCACATATTTGACATAAAAGTTTACATCTTTCTTGAACAGTAAACCAATGATCAGTAGGTAGATTTACAAATCTTGCACTAACGTCAATATTATCTGAAGCATAAGGTTGTGTAGTTAAGACTGCATTTACAACTATATTTTTTAAATCCTCAATCCTTTTCTGAGTTTCTTCAAAAGATTGTCTTTTTAAGTTGGTAAACCCATATCTTTGTTTAACAATCCTCTCTTGAGCATTATTTAAAATTAAGTCTATTTCTTCAGGTAAAAAGTTAGGATAATTTAATGAATCCATTTTATCCATCCTAAACTTAAACTCTGTATGCATCTCTGCTACTGTCATTACTCAACTTCTTTTTTTAGTTTCTTAGGTTTTAACTTATTTTCTAATGCTAATTTTACAGATTGATTTTTCATATCTGTTAAGTAACCTACAACTTCATCTGTAGAACTACCTAATAAATCTTCACCATTATAGTAATAAGTACCTTTCTTTTTAATGATTTCTTTTTCTAACAATGCTTCTAACAATGCTTTAGTTGGAGTATCTTTAGAAGTAGATAATCTTAAATATTCTTTAGGATCACGTTTTACTTCTTTATATAACTCAGCTTTAATCATTGTTTCAGACATTGTATCTACTCCACGTTTACCAAAGATTCTTAGTAATCCTCTCTTCTCTTCAATAGTTGCCGTAGTAAATGCTTCAATAGCTGCAAATTCAAACTCCATTTTAGCAGCTTCAATTTTACTTGCTGCTTCAGGATCGTAAATATAAAATTTCGCTGTTGAATTACCAGGAACATCATGTTCACTATTTGCAATCCAATCATGTTCTAACAACATCTTATATTTAATCTCATCTAATGGAGTTACCACATTAAATATTGTAATTTTATCATTTTTTAATCGCACTTCTAAATCTCCCCAAAAATCAGAATTTCTTTTATTCAAAGTTCCTTTTGGTACATTTAAAAGTTCTTCATAATGAGCTTCATCTTTAACACTTAATCCTGTTTTATAAACACCATTTTGACTAAGTTGTGCTCCCATTATTACAGTAATAGTTTTATTGTAATAAGATTGACCTGAAAATTTATTTTTAATAATAGGTCTGATAACATACTGTTTAAATCCTTCTTCCATTTGTTTTAATAATTTGCCTTTATTAGTTTAAAAATAAAGGGTGTTTAAGGTACACCCTTTGAAAACCTTATTATTTTAGTTTAATGAACTTGCATCTAAAATCAATTGAGCTGCATCAGATGGGTCACGTAACATGATTCCACATTCTGTCATAGCTTCAAAAGTGTATCCATCTACTGAACTAGCAGAAGATCCATTTTTCTTAGGACCATAAGGACCATACATTCCTTCAATATAAGTAGTTACCATTTCACGGTCTTTAGAATATACTTTTTGAATATTTGGTTCTCCTTTATTGTAAGATTTGAAATTTAAGAAAGTAGCTTTGTAAGACTCTGCTGGTTTACCAGTTTGAGGATGTAATAGACGATTTCTCACAGTATCATTGTAAGGTTTGTATTCTTTCAAGGTAATTTTATCACCATTCAAACCTGTGTAAGTAATGAACTGACCAGATAAAGTTAATTCTTGTCCTTGACCACCAATGAATTTGCTATCTACTAAGTTGAAAGCAGATGCTGAACGCTTCATAGCTTGATCAAATAAATTCATAAATTCCCTTCCACAAAGTGCAACGTATTCACGAGGACCATCTTCAGTACCGTTATATGCTAAATCTGACATGAAATCACGAATAGTTTTTTCAGTCAAAGTAGTATAAAGACGTTTGTTACCTGGAGCAATTTGAGCTTCTAATCCAGCACCAGAATAAACTGTATTACCAGATGCACCTTTAATGTCAGTAGTACCGTTAGCTTTAACATTAGACTCACCAAACATTAACATTACTTCGATTTCATCCATGAACTGTTTCCAAAATTCCCACTCAGCATATTTTACCCAAGTGTTAGTTTTTTCATTAGTTTCAGGGTTTAACATTGAAATAACCATTACACGGCTATGAGCAGCACCAGTAACAGAATATTTTTTACGCAATGTAGACATGAAGTTTTCTAACATCATTGGAGTAGCATAATGAGTTTCTCCAGAAGTACGAGAATGATCATGTTCTACAATGTTGTATTCTTTAGAAACTTCTTTACCTACTGCAACTAATACTGCAGGAATTGATTTAGTAACATCAGCAGTAACTAATTGACAAGTTAAGATATAGTCATTTCCATCGTAGTAAGGTTCTGCCATTACACGAGCTTTGTATTCAGGGCTGTCAAATAAAATAACATCACCTTCTGTGAACCATTTTTCTCCAACACCAAATTTAAAAGTAGTAGCATTTACACCTACTGATCCTGCTGCTTCAAATACTGCACGAGTAATAGAAATAGCTTTACGAGAATCACCAATGATATTCCAACGATATTGGATACCATCAATTTCTTTAGATTTACCCATTCCACCTGTTAAGAAAGAAAGAGCATTTTTATAACCATTTTGTTTGTTATAAATACGAGTAATAACTTGACTAGCTAAAGCTGGCTCAGTTAAAAAGAATGTGGACAAATGAGAGTCTTGAGTAAGACCTGCATGCCAATTCATGTTAGTTATTTGTAATGGACTAATTTGCATTTTTTATTGTTATATTAAAGTTAATAATTGTTCTAAATTGTACCTGTATTTAATGCTTGTTTAAATGCACTAAAGTTATTTTTTCTTTGATCTCCAAAGCTATCAGATTGACCTGATTTTAATTTGCTTCTTCCATCTTTAAAGTTAGAAAGTTTACTAGCTAATTCTGAATTTACTTTAGTCTTAACTTGTCTTTCTAATTTTGATAAATCCCATTCATTCATTGCTAAGTAAGCATATAAGAATTGAGCATTCTCATTAGTTTCATTATGTTTTTGTAATCCTGTTTTACCAGCTTTATCTGGAACCATAATGAAGTTCCATAAATTATCTTTCATTTTAGGAGTAAGTTTAAAACCTTGAATATCTTCTTTTGCATAAAGATTAGCTTTAAATTCCTCATATTGTTTTTTAGCTAAAACTCTTTGTTCAGCATCATACTTTTTTTGAGCTTCAACTAATTGTTCTTGGTAACTTCTTTCATAAGCTTGTAACTTATTCAAAGCCACTTTAGCTTTCTTTTCCAAAATACCAGAAACTTCATATGTATCCAAAGTTTCTTCAATATCTTCATCTTCTTCTCCTTGTGCTTTCAAGTATTCTCTTAACACTACTTTTTGAGAAACTTCTGAATCAACTTCATATTCTCCCCAAGACTTGTTATTGTAGTAAGCTTCCATAAAATCTTTTGGATTTCCTCCTGCTTCTACAAACTCTACTAACTTATGAACGTCTTCAGGTAAACTATTTTTATAGTTCTGAACTTCACGTTCTATTGTAGCTCCTACTAGGTTTTTCAAACCTTCTTCTGAATCTTCAAAAGACTCTTCATTAAAATCTACTAGTCCTTGTTCTCCTAACCAACTAGCAAATACTTTTAAACTAGATGCTTCATCAGAACTTTGTTGAACTTCTTTTTTAGAAAGTTCTTCAACTTCTTCTTCTAACTCAGCTTCTACTTTTTTAGTAGGAACTTCTTTTTTAGGTTTTACAGTTTCTTCATTAGAAGAAAACTCGTTAAACTCTTCAGTATCAGGATCTTCACCTTCTACCATATTATTCTTTACAGAGACATCTTCCTTAAAATCATCTGTAAATTCCATTTCTAATCCATCACCAAAAGGTGTGTCAAGAATGTTGAACTCTTTTAACGGAGTTGCATCTTTATTTTCTTTACTCATAATTTGCCTTTATTAGTATTATACTATAAATATAACTGGTTTAGTTATAATTTACAACTGTTAAAAATTACATAATTAAGTAACTTTTTATAGCTTTAATGTATTAATGTTATTTGAATTCTTGTAAAAAATCTTGTCCTTTATTTGTAATATCACCAACTTTATCAAGCATGTAATATTTTCTAACACTTTTAGCTAATTTAGAAGCTCCTTTTAAATAAGGAATAGGTATTGCTCCAGCCATATTTAAAGGATTTTGTTTATTACCCATATAAAAATCTTTAACTACTTCTGCTGCATTTGATACAAAAGTTGGATCTGCAAGTTTAATAGCTCTCCAAGCCATTTCTGCAGAATGTATTCCAGAACCATCCATTTGATTAGCTCCTCTAGTTTGTGTTTCATAATTGGCTTTTTCTTCTGCAAAATTTTTAGGTTTTATAGAATTTAACATTTTTTGCCTAGCAATTATTTTATCAGATTCTTTTTTAAAGAAAGGTTCTTCTTTAATACCCCCATCACCAAACTTTTCATAACTAGTATTATAATCATTTACCATGTCACGATAAGACATGTCAGGGTTAGCCTTTTTATAGGCTTTCATTAACTCTATTCTTTCTTTAATTGGTAGTTTATAATACATTGGTATTTATATTAAAAGTATTGTTTTTACATAATTTTACATCATTACTATTGTAATGTTTAATCATTCCAGATTCTTCAAGAGCTACAACAAATATTGTATTTTCATGTGGACCATAATCCATTATGAATAATACTACTCCATCACCATGTGGAGTAGTTACCCAAAGTATTTGTTGTACCTCGTGAATTAATGACATTTATTATCCTTTTAATTCATGATCAAATAATCTCATTGCAATCTTATCTTCACCAAATGCTTCTAATTGATCAACTAAAGTTTGTACTTTACCCATTTCTTCTTGTTGTTCAGTTAAGTATTTCATTGCTAATTGATATAATAAGTGATTACCATATTTCATAGCATGTGAAGCTAAATCATTACATTGTTGAGTAACTAATACTTCATGAGCAAATGATTGTCTAATAATATCAGGTAATCCTGTAAAAGTTTGAGGTGGTTCTTTTAATGCTGGAGTTTTAGGAGTAACTCCCATATCCAATAAAAAGTCTTTAGCCCATTGAGCATGTACTAATTCATCTTGAGCATCTTTAGCCCAAACTGCAGCAGCACCCATATAACCTTTATCATTTAACCACATTGACATTGCAGTATAAAATCTAGAAGAATACTCTTCTTGTTCTATCCTAAAATTTAATATGTCAATACATTCCTTACTTACAAAAGGATTTGTCTTTTTTGCTGGAGGGGTTAATTTTAAACTACTCATTATTTCTTAGGTTTGTTTTTAGCTTGTAATTTCATTTTTTCAATTTCAATCTTTTTATCCATCATCTCTTTATCCAACTTAGCTTTTTTATTAGCTAATTCTATTTGATTTTTATTTTGAACTTCAATAGCTTTGATTTTCTTATTTTCAAGCTCATTTTTGAGCTTCATTTCTTTATCTTTAAGTTCTAATTGAGACTTATGTTTAGCACCATCATGAATTAATTTAGATTGCTCTAAATAAGACTTAGAAGATAACTCTTGTTGTTTTAAAGCATTAGCTGCTAATTCTACTGGATCAGGAATACCATTAGCATTTTGATCTAAGTTTTTTTGTCTAGCATATACATTAATCTCAGCAACTTGAATCTTAGTTTCATTATTAGCTTCAGCAATATATCTGTCAAGTTCCATTTTTTCTCTATCCAAATCAACTTGTTCAGCATGCATTTGTTGTTGAAGTTGTTCAATCTGCATTTGATGTTCTTGTTGAGACTTAGCATTTTCAGATTGACGTTTATAGAATTCTTCTTCTTTACGTTGTAACAATCTAATAATATCTCTAGGAGAATCATTAATTAATGTTTCAACAATAGCAGATAAATCTAATTTTTCTGATTGTAAAGCTACTTGAACTAATTGATCTAACTTACCTTTTAATTCTAAATCTTTACTGTTATTAGTTACAAATACATTAAATTCTGAATTCTCAAATTCATTTTCTTCTAATTGTAATATCTCTAATCCCATGTCATCTAAAACATATTGAGATACTAATCCTTTCTTATAAGCAATCTTAGCAACTTCAATCATTGCTGTGTAAGCTCTACGTTTTACTTCACTATGAGCTTCATATAAATATTCAGTAATTAAAGCTGATTGATTTACAGATCTTTCAACATTACCTACTAATTCAGAATTATTAATAGCACCTAATCTTTGTGGAGTTACACCAGAAACAAAGTAAACTTGTTGCTTAATGTAATCTAACATATTGATATACTGTTGAATAGATTGACTAAGACTTAAATCAATAGCAGTAAATTGATTAAATCCTCTAGCTAATTGACCAGTAGCAGAACCTTTTTTACCTTCTTCAAAACTATTAACAAAAGCAATATTCATCTCTTTAAGATAATATAACCATCTGTCAATATCAATACCATGAGACTCAGGTATTTGAGCTAAATCCATTAAGAACTTTTTACCTTGATCAGAAGCAAATGCAATCTCTAATCTATAAGATATAATATCATATAAATACTGATAAGGTTTTAACCTATCTATTAATGATACCGATTGAGAGTTAGTTGCTTCATATATAAATCCAGTATAACCTAATCTACAGAAATAAGGATTATCTAATCTTCTTCTTTGATTAGCTTTAGGTCTAATTTCAGTATAAATATCTAATCCTATTTTAACACCTTCCCAAGCTTCATTAATCCAATACCATTCTACTTTAGCATCAGAAAAAGCTTGTTTAAATACTCTCATATTAAATAACTCATCAATGATTTCAGTTTGTTGAACACCATCTTCATCAGTCCATGTTAACTCACCAATTTGTTTCATTGATTTCCATTCTACTCTAGTAACCCTGATAGAATAGTTATTGGTATTATTACCATTAAATGCATTAGTAGGAGTAACTCCAGCAAAAGCATTTTGATTATTTACAACTTCAAATTGAGGTTCAAATCCACCTGCAGTATTGAAAGATCCAAAAGTACCTCTAGTGTAATTTTCTAATTTCTCTACATCTTCTTTACTTAATATATCACCATACTCATCTAAAATAGTATTGATAGCCAACATTCTTTCTTCAACTACTGCAATAGCATCATCAATAAAAGTAGTATCTCCATCTAAAATAACAGTTAAGTTAATTGGATTTACCCTACGCATTCCAACTTGGTCATTTTCAATACCTACCCAATAAACTTCTTCACCAGCAATTAAAGCATCTTTCCAACCTTGTGAAAACAATAACCTAGTATTTAATCTTTTTTTAAGAGATTTTAATAACTTATTAGCTTTAGATTCTATAATATCAGAAGGATTATACTTTTCATGTCTAAGTATTTCTTCAGGTGGAGGAGGAGGATTATTAGGATCTGCGTTAGGATCTATTTGATAAGCCAAAGCACTTTCTAATGCTTGAAATATCTTTTGTTTAATACCTGCAGTTTTTCTATTAATATCATCTGGAGATTCAGATACAACTAAATGATTATCAGGTCTTTTAGTCTCTTCACCAATAAGTAATCTTATAGGTTCTGAAATAATATCATAATGTTGAAATCTACTAGAGAATGTACTGTTAGCAGTAACTCCTAATGGATCACAAATAGTTTCTATATCTTTATGATTTACTTTACCATTGTATAAATCATAATTAATTAATTTTCTAAATCTATCAGCTCTAAGATTACTACCATTAGTATATCTATAATTTGAATAGTAATTTATACAAGATTTACCCCACTCCTTATCCTTCTTGGACATAGGAAGTTTTTGTTGTGGTAAATTTTGTCCACCTAAATTGGCATATATATCTTGACTCATTAGTTCGTACTTGCGTTAAATTGAGAATTCTTTCTATTAAATATAAGAGATTTTTGATATATTTTCTCTAAAAATGATCCAGTAGTTGTTTTAACATCTAATAGCTCTTCTACATGTATTCTATGTAGTTCGTGTGTTTGTAGTATGCATAACATAAGTGCAATAACTCTATCTGTATTAATATCTCTATCATAAGCAATTAATTCTTTAAGTAAAGGTATTGATTTTATTGTATGTAACCTAAGTATTTTTTTACCATCTACATCATCAATTTCATCATATAACCATTTTTTTAAATATAACTCACATTGATCTTTAATACCATTAGCACCATTACTTCCTCTATTCATGTGAATACCAAATCCACGTTGAACATTAGAATTTTTAATAATATCTTTAATGATTCCTGGTTGTTGCCAAAGTAAATATAAAGAATTCTTTTGTTCAAAATATACTTTTAAACCCTTTAACTGATTCTCATACAACACTTTAGCATTATAATATAAACACAATCTTCTACAGTTTTCATAAAATTGTTCTGCAGTATCGGGTCTTGAAGTATATTCAGCTACAATAACATCATGTGTTTTATCTGCTCTATAAAATCTTTTATATACAACAAAAGAACCCAAAGATCCAGAATCTGATTTATCTTGGTCATAAGGGTCACATCCTGCAATATATAAATACTCAGGAATTTGTCCATTAACTTTTTCAGGATGTTCCCAAACTACAATACATCCATTAGTAGTATGATTTTCTCCTGATTTAGGATCTTTCTTTAAAGGAAAATCTGTAATATGAATTAACTCATCATTAGGTTTCCATTGTATTTTGTTTTCTTCACCAAAGTATAACTCTCCTTTTTGAGCTAAACCTCTAAGACTAGGTGTATTTTCTAAATTACCTAACCATTCTAACATTTCTGGAGAACCAAATACATTACCTTTATTTCTTAAAAATGCTTCTTTCCAACTTAAAGGAAACTGTGTAGTTACATTATGTAAAGCTTTAGGATCTAAACCATTTCTAGACTTAATTCTTAAAAACTCAATGTCATCTATAGCAGCTTCAGTATTAGAATTACCATTTTCATCAACCATTGGTTTCTTAAACCAAATAGAATTAGGATTTAAACAAAGACCCCATCTACCTTTAGCAGCAGAACTAAAAAATCCAATAGTACCTTGTGGATTAAATGGATCTTCAAAAGCTAACATGTTATACTTATCAGGATTAGTAAACATTTCATAAAAATACTTACTACCTGAATCCATATCTCCAGATGAACCAAATACTAAAGCTACTCCTGTATAAGTTGAACCATCTTTAATAAGTGGTTCAGTATATCCATAAGAATCTACAATATTAGGAAATACCCCTGCTTCATCTAATACTAACCAGTTAGCAGATAGACCTACGGCAGCAGTAGGATTATCTTTAAAAGATATTGCTTTAACTTCAGAGTTATATCCTTTCCAAACTTTAACTCCACCAATATCAGCTTGGTATCTAGCTTTAATAAAATCCTTTAAATCAGGATTACGTTGTTTTCTAAATTCAGTATTAGTATTAATAAAATTTGAATTATCAACTACCATGTTCATAGTATTCTGACTAAAAGAACTAAAGAAAGCTCCAATAACAGATTTACTATCTGGATAAAAATAGAACTCATGAGTACATAATGCTGCAGCTTTATAAGACCAACCTTGACGTCTACCTTTTACAGCAGTCATAGACTTTTGATTTTCCTTACAGTATTCTACCATATGGAAAAACTCATAATCTAAATCTACAAACTTTGGAAATATCTTAGATTTTCTACCATTCTTTTCTCCAAGTATGGGACAAAAGTTTAAGTAAAAGAAATGTTGACCTGTTATTCTAACTCCTTTAGAATTAGTAAAACCATTAATACATTTTTCTTTAACATCAGTCCAGAAATCCATATACTCTACAGTTCCTGGAGGAACCATTGTATACATTCCTGTATCATTAAAGATATTGGCTAAATAACTAAACTCCTTACTATCAGTAAAGAGTTCAACATAAGGTATGTAAGGATTATCATTTATCATAATTATTTATTTTCAAATAAACCTAATGTAGCATTACCTCTAATCTTATCTCCTGTAGATTGTTCTTTCATACAGTTATCAAAAGCAGATTGAATAGCTTCTTGCATTTTAGGCATATCTATTACAGCTTTCTGAATTTTAGTTACAGTATCTTCATTGTAATCTACATTTCTAAAAAACTCTTCCATCTTAACAATAGATTCTTGAACAGATCTAAATAACTTCATTGCTGGAGTTGTATTAATCTTTTCAAAAATAGCAATACATTCTTTAACTTGATCATTAACTACAAACTTACTATCTTTAAGTATGTGTTCAACAATTAACTTATGTTTATCATTAGAAGAATGTTGAAAAAAAGGTGATTTAAAAGCAGAATAAAACCATACATATTGCATGACTTTAAAAGATTCTACTTTACCTTTAGATTTATCATTTTCATATAATGATTTAAATGGTTCAATAATTAAACACTCTGGTGCAACAATTATCTTACCATCTTTAAGATCTATTATTTTTATCATAAATAAACTATTAATCTAGTTAATATTACAGCTTTCATTTTAGATATAATAAGAGCTAACTCAGGATCTTTTTCATTTTGTAGTATTTGAAACAATTCTATGTATTCTGTATATTTCATTTTGTTAATCCTTTAATTGTTAATGGTAAAAAATATTCATCTCTAATTTCACTATAAGGTTTATTAATCTTGTAAAACTCATTATCATATTTAGCAGTAGTAAACTTTTTAACTACAATACCTTTACTATTTACATGTTCTTCTATTTGAAGTTTATCTAATTCAAATAACTTCTTTTGAAATACTCTCATAGGTACATACCTAGCAATAGATTTACCTGTTTCAGGTAAAGGGTATTGACTTATGACTTCAAATTCTACTACCATTTTCCTTCAGGACATTTAGAATATTCTGATCTAGTTTTACTAATTAGTGGACAACCACATTTTTGACAAATATTATTCTTATTATATGGACATTCTGCACAAATAATAGCTCTATCCATAGCTTTCTTTTCAACTTCAGGTTTAGACCAAACTACATTAGTCCACCCATTAAGTATTTCTTTTAACTTTGACATAATCTTGATTATAAGCTGTAGGTCTAAACTTACCTAAATATATTAATTGAATTACTTTACCTTCTCTCTTAGACATAGTATCTCTAATTACCCTAAATTGTGAATCTACAATTCTTTCAATTTCCATACTAGAAATATCAGGATAAATAACTTTTATTTCTTTAACTATCTCTTCATATAACTCATTATCTATCATACAAAAGTTAAGTTTAAAGAATCATGTTTAAGGATGTGTAGTAGCTTAGGATTTACATTAAGTGTAATCCTATCTACAGGAATAAGAATCTTCTTTTCTTTTAACTTCTTAATATAATTATTAAAGTTAAACTTATCCATATTTAAATGCATCCTAACATCAGTGCGAGTATCTTTATCTAATTTACTTATTTGCTTATCAGCAATAACAATTAAAATATCAATCTCTTTAGATGTTAAGTTACCTATAATAGGATTAATCATTTTAATGAAAATCTTATTTTTATCTTTACTTGGTAAATTAAGTTTGAATTCCATTAATCAGTATATCCTAAATTAATTAAATCTTTAACATTAGGTGCATTTACATATTCTGTTTTAACAGTATTACCCAATATGCAATATTTAATAAGTTCTTGATAACAAGAATCTTGAGCATCTTCAAGAGTAATAATATTTAAATTATATTTTTTCCTAATGCTTACATAAGCAACATCATTTTGAGTATAAATAAATTTAAAAAGAATTTCATTATTATCAGTTATTGTTTCAGAAATACTAAATGTACCTCTATTAGGTTTTGATCTAACTGTAGAGTTAGCTTCAGTGTTTACTATTTGTAAAAACCGGTCCATATATTCTTTTGTAATTTTCATACATCAAATATAACTGATTTAGTTATTATAACCAAATTTATTATTAAGACATAATAAACCCCTTCAGTTTTTACACCTAATGATGGATTAATTATAAATTTATATCTATCTGTCTTAAACCCTTCTGAGTAAACTCAGCGATTGCAAACTTTATTCCTGTTAATTCAGGAGGATACTTCATACCTGATGTTGCAACTATAGACTTTCATTTATAATCTTTTTTGTACCTATCGGAGAAACCTCATCTGCTATCAATCTCTATTATTTCAAGAGTGCGGATTACTATCCAACTTCTAACCAGGTTTTAACTTATGAGGTATTACCCTGGTGACTTATTTTGCAATAAGAGTACATACAAATATAAGCTTTTGTAAGGACTTTTGCAAATATAAAATGTTAATTATTCAGTATCTGCAATAGGACTAGTACCTGTAAGTAAGTAAAATTTATTAATATTTTCTAAGTTAATTAAATTTTGATTAAGATGATCCATATCTTCATAATCTAACTTATCATTATATCTCTTTCTAGTAACTCCCATCTTAAGATAAACAATACCTTCTGAAGATATACCTTTAATTTCATGTGATTTAAAATTCTTTGATTTCATTATTTAATATCTAATTGTTTCATAAGTTTAATTAATTCAGATTTATTTTTAATAGTTCCATTAAATTTTTTTGTTTGCCCTCCATTACTAGGATTTCTTCCATCTATATGAACTTTCATGTTTTCATCAAGAGATAATCTATATTTCCAATTACCTAATGGATGCCACATTTCTTCAGCATCAAGTATAAGTTTATCCCATTCCCACCAAGCTCCATCATATTGATTACTTAATTTCCAACCTAAACTTTCTATATCAGATTGATCTAGGTATTTAATTCTGATACAAGTTAAGTCTTCATATTTACAAGCCATATCTTGATAATTTAAATTTCTTAATAAATCATATTCTGTAAAATGCTTTAAATGATTTTCTTTAGATGGACTATTCCAAGTATCCAATGTTACTTGAACCCAAGAATCTTCTTTAGATTTATATTCAAATTCAAATCCATAATGTAGGTCTTTTAATGTAGGTGTGTAATATTTATTTTCCATTTATTACAATATTATTATTATCATTTATTTCCCAAATTGAATTATCTCCTAAGATAACTTCAATAGGTTTATCTTCCCAAAACTGTTGTTGTTGATATTCATCATTACTCATATTACCACTTATTACTGATTATTAGCACTTATTACCACTTATTACCACTTAAATAAATTATCATCTTTAGGTTTAGTCATATTTTCTATATATTCAAATATTAATCTTTTTCTACATTCTAAGTAAGCTTTACCTGAACCTTCTATTCTAGAACAAGGTCTAATAATATCTATATAATCAGGTAAAGATAATTCATATTCTTTATCACCTACCTCTAAAGTAACATGTTCTTCAGTAGGTGTTCTATATTTTACTAATACTTCCATACTCTAAAAGTAACTAATAACTACCTTATAACCAAATAATTATTGATTACAATGGGGTACATGCATATGGCTTTTTTAAAATTTTTTTGTAAAATTTTTTTGAAAAATTTGTGTAGGTGAAGATTTGGGGCAGCCCCAAAACACCCTCCCTCCATAAATTTAGCAGGAAAACAATTCCGTTTTCCTATAAAAACTATCATTATGGAAGCAATTATTTTACACATCAGCAAGTCAGGTAAATCTGCATTAGTTACTACAACAGTTGAAATGGGTGACATTATGCAAACTTTAAATGGGTTTGTAGGATTAAATCCTAAAAAAGAATACACTCTTAAACAGGTATTAGATATACCTGCTACTAAAGTGCGTTCTGAATCTCGTAAATCTGAAGACGGAACTGAATTCTCATTCCTGATATTTGAGTAGGTAGCGAAAGCTACTTACTTAAATCTATATATTGACTAACAAACAATATATATTACAAATTAT